AAACGTGTCCCAACGTGACGCGAGGGGACGAGTACGTTCAAGGGGTCCTCGCCGGAAAAGTTCCCGCGTGCGCCTGGGTGAAACTCGCGGCCAAACGCCATCTGGACGACCTCGACCGCTGGAACGGGAAGGACCAGCCGTTCCATTTCGACCCGAAAACGGCGGAACGGGTTATCGACGTGATCCAACATTTCCCCCACATCCATGGGCACTGGGCGAAACAGCAAATGCGGCTGGTCCTCGAACCCTGGCAGTGTTTCATCGTCATGGCGGTGTTCGGCTGGAAGGCGACGGCGACCGGGGCGCGGCGGTTCCGAGTCGCGTATATCGAGGTCCCAAGGAAGAACGCGAAATCGACCCTCACTAGCGCGATCGGCCTGTACCTCCTCGCCTGCGATGGGGAACACGGGGGACACATCGTCAGCGCGGCCAATACGCGGCAACAGGCGCAGCTGGTCTTCACCGACTCCCAATGGATGGCGCGGAAAGAGCCGGGTTACTGTGCGCGGTTCGGGGTCGAGATCCTGGCGCACACCATTGTCCAGATGGAAACCCAGTCGAAGTTCGAGGCGTTGAGCGCCGAACATTCGAACCTGGACGGGTTGAACCTCCACGCGGCCCTGGTAGACGAGCTTCACGCACACCCGACGCGCGGCCTATGGGACGTTCTCGCGACCGCGACCGGCTCCAGGATTCAGCCCCTGATATGGGCGATCACCACGGCTGGATTGAACCGCGCCAGTGTCTGTTACGACCAGCATAATTACGTCCTCGACATTCTCCAGGGCCGGGTCGAGGACGACTCCTACTTCGGGGTCATCTACACCGCCGACGACGGGGACGACCCCTGGTCCGAGGTCACGTGGGCGAAGGCCAACCCGAACTATGGGGTCAGCGTGCGGCCCGAGGGAATGCGGCTCGACGCCAAACGGGCCAGCCAGATGATGTCGGAGCAGTCCTCGTTCTTCACCAAGCACCTGAATATTTGGGTGAACGCGGCGATGACGTGGCTTCCGGCGGGTTCGTGGGAAAAGTGCGGGGTCGCGGATCTGGACATCGAAGATTTCGCCGGGGACGCCTGTTACCTCGGGGTTGACCTCGCGTGGCGGAACGATATCGCCGCTCTTGTGATCGGGTTCCCGCCTACGTCAACGCGCGATTACTGGGCGGTGTTCGGGTATTACTACCTTCCCGAGGACACCGTCAGCCAGGGCGAGAACCAACACTTTCAAACATGGGAATCAATGGGCCGCTTGATCTCAACGCCAGGGAATGTGACCGACTTCGATTACATCATCGCCAACATGGCCGACCTTTGTACGCGGTTCGATGTCCGCGAAATCGCCCTTGACCCATACCACGCGGGACCCCTGGTTGTGGACATCGAAAAGGCGGGACTGCGGAAACCTGTCGAGGTCCGCCAATCCGCGCCGAATATGCATCCGGCAATGGTCGAACTGGAAGGGCTGGTTCTTTCGCGGAAGATCCGCCACGACGGGGACCCGGTCCTCAGCTGGATGATGGCGAACGTCAAGGTCGAGAAATCGGGGGACCTCATGAAGCCGACCAAGGACAGCGAAGAAAAGAAAATCGACGGCGTGGTCTCGTTGCTGATGTGTATTCACCGGGGGATGTATCAGTCTGGCGGGACCCAGGCGTACGGGGAGCGTGGGTTATGGTCTCTCTAATTCAGCGGGCGTTAGATCGGTTGCCGGGGTTCGGCCCGCGCCCAACCGACACCAAGGCGGTTCACGGGTCCCCGCTCCACACGGTCGGGGGAACCAGTTTCAGCGGCGGGCTGGCCCCGTTCACGCCACTCGGCGGAAGTATCGCGATTTCCCCGGCGGCGAACGCGGCTCTGGCAAGTGCGGCGGTGTGGGCGTGTTGCCGCCTGATCTCGACTTCCCTTGCGTCCCTGCCGACCGACCTTACCAAGATCACGCCGACCGGAAAAGAAAAGGCGATTCACGACCCGCTGTTTCCGCTGTTGACCATGTCCCCGAACCCCTCCATGACGGTTCAACAGTGGCTGCAACCAACGCTGCTCGGCCTCATGCTGTACGGGAACGCCTACACGTGGGTGGACCGGATCAATGGCGAGGTCGTGGGGATGTGGCCGCTGAATTCGGCGCGGGTTTCGACCGTGGTCAACCAGGACGGGTCGATCAGCTATTACTACTCCGACCAGAACGGGAAACAGACGATCTTCACCGAATCGGACATCATCCATTTTCGGATGTTCACAATGGATGGCTACTTCGGGTTGCCGGTCTTGGTCTATCACCAATTGACCTTCAACCTCGCCAACGCCTCGACCACGTACGCCACCGCGCTCTACAACAACGGCGGGCAACCCGGCGGGGTCCTCGAATATCCCGGCGTATTGAAGGCCCCTCAAGTGGATCGCATTCGCGACTCCTGGACCGCCATCCATTCGGGACCAGGGAACGCGGGGAAAATCGCGATCCTTGAGGAGGGAATGAAGTACTCGCCTATCGGCATTCCGCCGGAACAGCTTCAGTACATCCAGGAGCAGAAATTTTCGGTCGAACAAATCGCCCGAATCTTCGGGGTCCCGCCGCACTTGATCGGGGCAATGGACAAGCCGACCTACGCCAGCGTGGAACAGCAGTCCATCGAGTTCGTCCGCTACACGTTGTACCCGTACGTCCGCTGCCTGGAACAAGGGGTCCGCAAATCCCTCCTCGAACCCCTGGTCCTATGGCGGTTCAACCTGGACGCGTTTGAACGCGGGGACGTAAAGACCCGGTACGATTCGTACGCCGTCGGGCGGCAGTGGGGCTGGTTGTCGGCCAACGACATCCGAACCGCAGAGAACATGAATACGTTTGAAGGCGGCGACGATTACCTAACGCCGCTGAACATGGTCGAGGTCCAACCAGGGGAACTCGCGCCAGGACAAACCGCGCCAGGGGAATCCACGCCGACAACGGCACCAACTACGCAACCGACCAAGGAGTAAGTTATGCCGAACGATACCGCCATCATGGAATACAAGGCGTTCGAGTTCGAGCGGCTGGAATGTAAAGCCGACGGCGAGGACGGTGTGTTCTCGGGTTACGCCGCCGCTTACGCGAAGGATCTTCAGGACGACCGGATCGCGCCGGGTGCGTTCGGCCAGACCATCGCGGATAAAAAGGGGCTGGTTCCGATTCTGTACAACCACAACAGCGACCGCCCGCCGCTCGGGTTCTCGACCGCGCTAGCGGAAGACGGCCACGGGTTGCTGTTGACCGGGAAGCTCGCGACCGGGACCAGGGACGGGACCGACGCGTACCAGATGCTGAAGTTGGCCGCGCAGGTCGGGTTCCGCATGGGGATGTCCATCGGCTTCACGACCAGTGATTACACATGGGACGACCGCACCGGCCAGCGGACGATAAACAAAATCGACCTATGGGAGGTCTCTATCACGCCGTTTCCCGCCCAACCCAAGGCGTTTGTGGCGGACGTGAAGACCTCCCGCGATTTCGAGAAATACTTGCGGGATGCCGGTATTTCGCGGTCTGATTCGCGGCGAATCCTTCGTCTCGCGTCGGAACTGAACCCGCCGTCGCGTGGGACGCCCGACGGCACCAACGTTCACAGATTCCTGCGCGGTCTCGCCGCACAGATGGAGAAATAAAAGAAAATGCCGGAACCACAATTGTCCGCTGAAGACGCCGCGATCCTTCAGAAATTACGCGGTGAATGGGTCGAAACCGTCAAGGAAGGTATCGCCACCCGAGACGCCAAGGGCTACACCGACTCCGAAGCGCGGGAAAAGGTCGAGCGGCTGGACGCCGCGATGATCAAGAAACACGACGAACTCACCGCCCAACTAACCGGCGCGTTGACCAAGGTCGGGGACCTGGAAAACCAGCTGAAGGCGGTCGCCCAACGAAGTTCGCGCCCGCCGGGTTCGGGACCTGGGTCGATGGAACTGAAGTCCCTCGCGCAACAGGTCATCGAAACCGACCAGTTCAAAGCCTGCTCGTTCAACGGGCGGTTCGCCATGCAGTCTACCGTCAAGGGGCGGTTCCGGCCAGACTACACGAAGGCCGGAACTACGATCATTGAAGGCGGGCCGACCGTCATCACGCCGCCGGTCGGCGGAATTCCCATCTTCCCGTACCGCTACGGTCTGGTTCCGCAGCCGTTCCCGCCTATCGTCATGCGGGACGTGGTCCCCGTGTTGCCGCTCGACGGGACCAACGCGGTCGAGTATGTCCAGGAGACCTGGACGGTTCCCGGCGCGGACTATCAGGTCCTCGAAGGGGACAAGAAATTTCAGACCGGAGTCACGTACACCGACAAGACCGCCAACGTGCGGACCATCGCGAACTTCGTGAAGGTTTCGCGGCAGATGGCGTCCGACGTGCCGTTTATCATGTCAACCATTCAGCAGAAACTGTCCATGTTCGTTCTGCTGAAAGAGGACCGCGAAATTTTGTACGGCGACAATTCGGCGGGCCACCTCCACGGGTTGATGCCGCAGGCAACGGCGCTTGCGTCGTTCTGGACCGCACCCGGCACGAACAATACCTTCACCTCGGTGGACGAACTGAACATCGCGGAAACCCACATCGAGAACCTGTTTTATTTCCCGACTGCGGTTATCCTCAACCCGACCGACGAAGCGAAAATCGAAATGATGAAAACGACCTTCGGGTCATATGTCCTCAACGACCGCGCCCCGCGCGAAGACGGCCTCATGCGGTTGTGGGGCCTTCCCGTGGTCACCACGCCGAACATGGCGGTCGGTGATTTCCTGGTTGGCGCGTTCCCCGGCAACTGTACCCTGTTCGACCGGGAGACCGTGACCGTGGAAATCGCATTCCAGAACGAGGACGACTTCGTCCGCAACTTGGTCACGATTCGCGCAGAAGAACGGGTCGCCTTCGCGGTCTTCACGCCGCAGGCATTCGTCAAGGGTCCGTTCCAGTGTCCGCCGTGTGTGGGCGGCGGCCCCTTCGGCCTGTTCGTTGGACCCGACCAGACAACCACGACCGGGACCAGCACCGGGACCGGCGAGAAAAAGGCGAAGTAATCCGCCATGACCATCCAGGTTCTCAAGGACATCGTTCTGCCGAACGGCATGACCGTGAAAGCGGGCGGTGTCCTTCAGGTCCCTGACGCGATCGGGGCCGCGTTGATCGAGAAAGGATCGGCGCGGCTCCGTAATCGACCGGGACCCGTGGAGCGGAAATCGGCGGACCTGCCGCCCGAGATCCCGAATGTCCGCGTTCCCGCCCCGCCGTCCGACGAGATCGCCTTGGGCGCGTTCGAGGACCGGGATAACTTCGTTCGTAATCTCATGACCATCACAGACGGGTCCGCGCCGTGGGGCGAGTCGGGGTTCACGTCGGCCCCGCCGGTCGTCCCCTCGGATTCCGCGTCCAGCCGCCCGCCGGTCCTGACCCTCGACCAGATCAAAATTCATTGCCATATCGAACTCGACCAGACCGAGGAAGACGAACTGCTGAAGGGCTACGAAATGGCTGCACGGCTCGACGCCGAAAACTTCCTTCAATACCTGATTGATCCCGCCGTGGGCGAGAACATCAAACAGGCGCTGTTGTTGTTGATCGCCTATTGGTATCGGAATCGCGAGACCACGGGCCAGAGCAAGGGGAACGTGTTGCAGAATTACCGCGACCTGTTGTATCCCGAGCGGGACTTTCCGAGTTACTGATGCCGACCAGGGACCCCACTATCGCGGCGGGTGACCTCGACCGGCGGGTCTCGCTGTTGCGGCCCCTGTACAACGAATTCGAGGACGAAATTACCGCCTGGGAGGAAGCCGCGAAAGTGTGGGCGGGAATCGACCCAACGTACGCGCAGGAGAGCAACGAGGCGGGCCGCGAAACGATCAATCTGATGGTCACCATTGTGATTCGTTACCGGCGGGATATCGACGCCCGCTGGCGGATTCAAGACCGCGAACATCTGTATGACATCACCGGAATTCAGGACATCGCCCGTCGGCGCGTACGGCTGGCGTTGTTGTGCCAGGAGGTTCTATGAGCGACCTTAAACCGATTCAACTAGATGTGGACCTAGCGCAAGGGGTCTTCGACGCCCTCGACGCGTACATCGCCGGAACCCCGTGGGTCAGTTCGAACGCCAGCGTTTCGTTCGACGGCGGCGGAACGATTCACACAATGAACTGCAACGACCGGACGCAGACCGGGAGTTTCACGTACACCCAACGGAGCGCCGGAACCCGCGTCAGCATCGTGCCGAACGCGGCGTCCCTCGGACCAGGGGAAACGATCCAGTTCACGGCGACCGCGACCGGCCCCGACGGGGTCCCCGTGGCGGCTCCGGTCTTCACGTGGGCGGTTAGCGCCGGATCGCAGGGGACCGTCAGCGCGACGGGGTTGTATACCGCGCCAGCGGTCGTCGGCGCGGCGGGATTGGACAACGTGACCGCGACCCTCACGGGGGAACCTTCGTGGGCGTCGGTCACGGTTCAGCTTCACGTGTGAGGACCCAATGGCGGTAGGACGCGGACCCAAGGTTACCTTCTCGCTGACCGGCTGGAAGGAAGTGCTCAAGGACCTGAACGAGGTCGGCATCAAACTGGACGACAAGGACGCCGAGATTAAAAGCGTGATCCTTGAACCATCGAAACGGATGATCGAGAACGCGCGGAACCTCGCGCCCTTGGGAAAAGTGAGGACCGAGAAACACGAACCCGGCGAACTGCGGCGGTCCCTGATCGCCTTGACGGGTTCGCCCCGGCAGCGTGGAGTCCTCCTGGTCGCCCGCAAGCGGATCGCCCCGTACGCGGTCTATGTGGAAATGGGGACCTCCAAGATGTCCCCGCATCCGTTCTTCCGCCCCGCGTTTCTGGCGATGGCGACGACCTACGCCAACGACATTGCGCCGGGGGTCAAGAGAATCGCGGAAAAGACCGCTGCCGCGAACGCATTTCACCCAAGCAAATGAAACGGTACATCGAACGCAAAAGGAGAAAGCCGATGGCATACGAAGCCCCGGCGGTCGGAACCATTCTGCCCGCCAAGAAAAACACGACCGTTCAGAACCCCGGCGCGGTTCACAGCCCGCACGGGAACGACGAATGGTTGCAGGCCCAGGCGCAAAATACCGCGTTTGAAAACAATATTGACTTGATCGAGGAGTGGCACAACGCCAAGGAAAACTCGCCGGAATACGCCCAACGTTTAGGCGCGGGTTTCAGTTGGGCGGTCAAGGTGGCCGAAGCGGAAGCGGGCGGCGTGGACTTCCAACAGTATCGCGGCGGTCCTCCGGTCTCCACGTTGGGATGATCATATTCGAGCAGACATTCCGCGACCTGTTGATCCGCGCAAACCTCGGGGTCGATAACCGGGTCTTCCTCATGCAAGCGCCACAGGTCCCGGCCACCCAGGCGAAGAACCCGTACATGATTTTCTTCATGGTCGCGCCGGTCGATCCCATCGGCCTCAAGACCATGAACGGGCCGCTGAATTACGAAAACCGCCTGTATCAGGTTTCCATCTACGACACTTCGCAGACACGCGCGATCGCGATTGGCGATTCCCTGCGAATGTATCTCGACACCTTACACGGGGACTTCGAGAACGTCCATATCGGCCACACGTTTTATCTCACGCAGACGTGGAGCCGCGAACCCGACACCGAACTGTTTCAAGTGATTCAGGAATACCGCGTCATGTTCCGCTATCTGAATTACGATCCACCCGCAACACCAACCCGCAACACGAGGAGAACCGCACCATGAGTACGCAACCGAACCCGCTGGCGACCAGCGATGAAATTGTTGGCGGCATTCCCGCCTACGGAACCTTAATCCAGGTCTTGAGCGACCCCGGCCCGCCCGAGGTCTACACGACCATTGAAGGCGTCGGGGACATCACGGGACCCGGCAATTCAATGGATGAAATCGACGTGACCTCGCATTCGACGGGGGTCCCGATTAAACAAGTAATCCCCGGCCTGATTGACCTTGGCGAATTGGCCTTCCCGTGCTACTGGATTCCGAGCGATCCCACGCAGAAGATGTCTTCGCCGTATGGGCTGGAGTATCTGTTCTTCACGCGGAAGGTCACCAAGTTTCAGCTGGTCAACACCGACCCGACCCACCGCACCCGGCAGTTCAAGGGGTTCGTCAAGTCCATCGCGGAAGACGCGAAAGTAACCGGCGTGATGCAGCGGAACTGTTCGATCCGTATCACGTCCCCGTGGGTGGACGCCGCCGCGCCCATGTCGGCAACCCCTTCGACGGTTTCGGCTCCATCGGCGGGGACCCCGTCGGGAACGATCGCCGTGAAGACCGGCGGAAGCCACGCGCCCTGGAACCCCGTTCCCAGTGTGGCGTGGATCACGATAACCGCGCCGACCGCCCCGCAAATGGGGGACGGGGACATCACATACACGGTCGCGGCACAATTGCCCGCCGCGCCCGCGCGTTCTGGAACTATCGACATTACCGGCCTGGGTCTCGTTGTCACGATTGATCAGGCGATTGGGACATAACGCCATGACCTACTCGAAACCGGAACCAGGGCAACCCTGCTTCATCATGATCGGGGAACGCCGGATCGAATTGCTATTCACGTTGCGGGTCCTGAAGGCGCTAGAGGCCGAGCACGGGATCTCGGTTCTCAAGGGCGACGGGTTGGGGTCGATTATCAGCGACCCGACGAAACTCGCCGTGGTCTTGTTCGCGGGCGCGAAGACCCGCCAACCAGACCTCACCGAGGATTGGATAGAAGACAACGTCGATGCCACAATGCTGCTCGACATGTCGCCCATGTTGGTCCGCGCAATTACCGGACGATGGTTCGATATGGAAGCACATCTGGCGGCTCGACTCCCAAACGTGGAGCGGCCAGCGGCGGCGACCACAACAATTGGCTCAAACTCTGGGCCGTTGGCCGGTACGACCTCGGATGTTCGGATGTAGAATTCTGGGACCTCACGCTCGAACAGCTTAACGCCCTGATCGAACGGGACCTGGAGTTCCACGACACGCTGGAATACTACGCCGCCCTTGCGCCGTGGGCGGTTTTCAATGTGAACCGCGCGAAAAACGCCTCGTTCATGGACCCCATGGAATTCATGATGCGGCGGCGGGCGCGTCTTGCCCTGGTCGATCCCATGCCGAAACCCGCGCAGGGTAGACCGGCGATTCTCCTGGCCCCACTACCAACCACGGGCGTTCGTCCGGCAATCAAGGGCGAACGTCCGCCATCCCGTTTCGCGCCGGGTCAGTCCGACGGGGTCATTGAGCGATTCGATGCCTATCTGATGGCGAGGGGCCGGAGGGTTAACTAAACATGGCCGCTGATGCCGGTGAACTGAAAGCTAGAGCGACACTCGACAACGCCGAATTCCTGTCCTCGCTGAAGGACATGGCGAATAAGACGGCGGACCAGTCGCGGGAAGTCGCGGGTGCCATTGATTCCATTTCCAACGCGTTCTCGGCGGTCGGGAACGCCCTCGCCGCGCTTGGTGCGTTGGGCGCTCTCGGGAAGTTCTACTCCGAGGCGTTGGACGCCGCCGCCGCGACCGACAAACTGGCGGCGGGATTCAAGGCGATCAACGGACCCAGTAAGGAAACCGAGGAGGTCTTCAATTCGATATCGGACCTGGAGATTAAATCGCTTTTCGATTTTGAAGATACCCTCGGTCCCGCCGCGAAACACATGATGATGTTGGGGGTCAGCGCCGAACAGACCTCCGAGACCATGACCGCTGTAGTGGACGCCGCCGCCGGTCTGAAGGAAGGGCCGGAATGGATCAAGGCGGTTACTGACTCCATTGCCGCGATGTCGTCCCATCTGGTCGTGTCGCAGCGGGACATGAAGGGACTCCAGGCGCAGGGAATCGACGCGTGGGGCGCGTTGGCGAAAGAGATTGGAACCAGCGTCCCCGAGGCGATGGAGCAGGTCAAGAAAGGGATCATCTCCAGCGAGACCGTTACCAAGGCGGTAACGCAGTCAATGGGGGAACAGTTCAAGGGCGCGGGGGAACGGTCCCTCGATTCGTGGAAGGGGGCGCTACACGTTCTTGACGAAACGACCGAGGACGTTATGGTCGGGATCGGCCACGCGATTAAGGCGGTGTTGGACGACCTGAAGCCGGTCCTGGTCGCCGCGTCCAACGCAGTGAAGGCGTTCGGTGAGTTCTGGAAGGAACTGCCGGGTCCCGTTCAAGATGTCCTGGTCATCGTCCCCGCCGTTCTGGTCGGTGTGGTCGGGGTCACCGCCGCGTTTACCGCGCTCCAGGTCGCCTTCGCCGCGTTGTCCTTCAATCCTGTTGTCCTCGGGATCGGGGCGCTCGTGGCGGCACTCGCGTTGATCGGGAAATGGGCGTACGACAATTGGCCCGCGATCAAGGCGGTATTTGACGAAGGGGTCCGCTTCCTGTCCGAGGTCTTCTCGCCGCTGATTACGATCTGGAAAGCGGAATGGAACGCGATTACCGGCGTTCTTTCGAGCGTGTGGGATTGGATCACCTCGACCCTTGGCGGACTCAAGGGGACCGTGGGCGATTTCCTTGGCTGGCTCGGCGGGCTGTTCTCGAAATTACCCGGCGGCGGCGAACTCCAGAAACTCGGGACGATCTGGGAGGAGGAGCAGAAGAAACTCCAGGGGGCCAAGGCGGCGGTTGACGCGAAGAAAGCGGCGGACGCCGAAGCGGCGGCACAATCGACCCAAACGAAACTAGCCGCCGAACGGCAGAACGCGGCGGAAGTCGCGGCGGCAAACGCTGCCAAGGACGCGGCGGCGGAACGGAAGAAAGCGGCGGACGAGGCCGCAAAAGCCGCGAAGGAACGGGAACAATACGAAAAGAAACTGGAAGCCGCCAGCGAGAAGCTGAAGGACAGCGAGGACAAACTACAGGACACTATCGCGAAGGGATACAAGATCCTCCGCGACGAGTCACACCAAACGGTTCAGGTCGTGGTGTCCGACTTCGAGCGGTGGGGAGACGCCAGTCCAGCGGCGGTATTCGGGAAGGCCCAGGCCGCGCTGAAGGAACTTGGGATCACGAGTACGGCGGTCTACACCAAGGCGATCAAGGACGCCGAGGACCACGCGAAAGTAGTCAAGGCCGCGTTTGACAAGGGGTCCGCCAGCGCGGAGGATTACGAAGCCGCCCTTGCGGTCGTGGCCGGGAAGCAGAAGGACCTGAAGGACTACACCGAAAAGGACCTGACCCAGGCGTTCGCCACCCTCGGCGTGAACTCCAGCAAATCTCTCACCGACACCGCAGACGCGGCGGTCGCGGCGTACGGGCGGATCGCGTCGTCGGGGACCGCGACTACGGCCGATTTAACCGCGGCGTGGAACTCGGTCAAGACCGCGCAACAGAACGTGGTCGATCACGCGAACAAGGACATGACCGACGCGTATCACGACTTCGGTCTGAAGACATCGGGGGAAATGGCCACGTTGGCGACGAACGCCAACGCCGCCTACGAAAAGATTGTCGCGGACGCGGGGGTCAATTCGGTTGCCGCCAAGTCGGCCTGGGTGACCAAGACCCAGGAGGCGTACGCGGATATTCTCGCCCAAGGCGGGACCCTGACCCAAGGGCAAAAGAACGAACTGGACCGCCAGAAACAACAGGTCGAAGACCACCTGACGATCACGAAAAGCCAATGGAAAACCGCGTACGACGGGATCAAGGGGACCATCGGCGGGTTCGTGGACGATTCGATTGAAAAGCTGGTACACGGCGATTTCAGTTTTGGCGAACAGGTCAAGGGAATGTTGCAGTCCCTGGCTTCGACGGTGATCCACACGTTCATTGATCCATTCAAGGACGCCATCGCGGACTTTATCGCGACCTCGCTGGCGGACCTGTTGAGCGGGAAGGGACTCGGCGGCGTAATGGATTCGCTAACCAAGATCGGTTCGAGCGTTGCCGGCCTTTTTGGCGGCGGCTCGAAGGGGCTGGTTGGCGAAGGGGCGATCCCCGGCGGAATTCCCGGCGGCATCCCCGGCATCCCTGGTCTACCGGGGGCCGGTGGCGCGACCAGTGCGGCTGGTTCGGCGGCGAGTATGGGACTGTCCCAAGTATTCGGCATGGTCACGGGCGCGATCAGCGCGGTGACCGGAATTATCGGGATCTTCCAATCGGCGCACCAAGAAACTTCGTTGAACGCGATCGAACACAACACCCGGTACACCATGATGTACGTCGGGGAACGCGGCGACGGCGGCATCCTCGGGGTCCTGTTCAAGATCAACGAGGAAATCGCCTGGGGCGTGAACACAAAGGCGACCGAAGCCTTGAGGGATATGTTCCTCGACTGGCGGACCCCGGCGCTCGAAGCCATGCAGAACATCCAACACGTCCTCGAAAGTTGGGGGCCATACGTGGTCGAGGTGCGGGACCTCCTCGCAGATATCCGGCTGATCGCCCGCGACCTCGGAAACAGCGTCACGAGCGGGTTCAACAAACTAACCGTGACGATCAACGCGGGGAACCTCACGACGGCGGACGCGGCCCGCCAATTGGGGGACCAGATCGCGCGGAATCTCGCGACCCAAATGGTAGCGGTGAAGTGAACGCCATTATCAAACTGAACGGCCAGGACGTGACCGACTCCTGCCGCATGAACGAGACCCGAATCGCCTACGACACTTCGCGGCGGATCACGACGGCGTCTATCACCGTCATGGGTCAGGCACTCACGAAGGCGACCGGGGCGCGGTACGACACCGCGCGGTATGACGCGGCGGTTTACTCGGTCGTCATTAGCCAGATGTTCCCCGTTCAGATCCTGGATGGCCGCGACGGGGTCACCAAGCTGTTCGACGGCCAGATATACGCGATGACCCTGGCGCAAAGTGACGCCGAGGACTTCACGGTCTTCTATCAGTGCGAACTGAACGACTGGGCCGCGTGGCTGGACCGTTCGGTCTGCTGGAACGCGGCGGTTACGGTCCCCATGCCGAACAGCGACCAGGGGATTATCACCACGCTATTCACCGAGTTCTGCCCGAAGATCCACTTGGCCGCCATCGCGGAAATCGTCCCCGTGATTCAGAAATTCGATTGGCTCACGAAGACCTGCCGCGCGGTTCTGGACGAACTGTCCGCGCTTTCGATGGGAACCTGGATCGTTGATTTCGACGGGGGTCTGCACTACCAGCTGGCCTCGACCGCGCCACCCGCGCCGTTCGGTCTATCGACCACGCCCGACTTTGTGAACACGTTCCCCGTGAAAGTCGAGGGATACAAGCAGGACTTCACCAACCCGGTAAACCACGCCTACGTTCGGGGGACCCAGGACCCAACGACCGGCGTTACGATCGCGGCGGAATACTCCGACCCGGTCTCCATCCAGACATACGGCGAGTACGCGACCGGCGTGGTAGACGACCAGATCGTCACGGGTTGGGACGCCGCGTTACGCGCGAAAAGCATGGTCCTCACCAACGCTTATCCGATTGAGTCGGGAAGTTTCGCGGTGTGGGGGCTGGACGGTCTCGCCTGCGGCATGCAGGTCCACATCACCGAGGAGAATATCGGGATCGACGGGGACTACATCATCCGCGCTCTTACGATGCAGTGGGTTGACCCCGAGACCGTGGCGTATACCGCGCAGTTTGGCTCCGCCCAACCCGACCTGGAAACGGTCCTGCGGCTTCTCGATCAGCGGACCCGCTGGAAGACCTCGAACGTGCCGGTCACGGTCTCGACCCCTGGTCCCCCGCCGCCGGGAAGCGTCACCGACGCGAGTATCGCCCCTCCTGGGTTGAGCGCCAGTTCCATTCAGAGTGTCAGCGCCTCGACCATCATAGGGACCATTGACGCGGGCCAGATCGGCAGCGTGAACGCGAATACGATCATCGGCCAACTAACCGCCGACCAGATTGGCGCGGTCAACGCGGGGTCCATCGTGGGGGTCTTGTCCGCCGGTCAAATCGGTTCGGTGAACGCCAGCGCGATTCAAGGGGTCATCACCGCCAGCCAGATCGGCAGCGTGAACGCGACCGCGATATCGGGGCAAGTTCAAGCGAACCAGATCGCGGCGGTGAACGCGACCTCGATTACCGGCCAGATCGCGGCGTCACAAATCAGCAGCGTGAACGCGACCTCGATCAGCGGGTCTATCACCGCCGGTCAAATCGGAAGCGTGAACGCGGCGACGATCAACGGTGTTGTGGTGTCGTCCCAATTGGCGGACCAGATCATCGACAATCTGGCGAAGTACGCGGACGCGCTGAAACCGATTCAGATGATTCGCTCGACGGACCCCTGGCCGCCGACGATGCCGAATAAAAACTTCCCGCCGAACTCGTTCTTCTATTACGAGCCGAACGGGAACTTCTATCAAGTCGATCCGAGCGGGACATGGTGGCAAATCAACAACAACCCGCAAGCGACATTGATGGACTTCTACTACATCGGCGCGATCAACGCGACCTCCATCACCGGCCTGATCACCGCCGCGCAGATTGGCAGCGTGAACGCCACGACCATTGTTGGTCAGGTCACGGCGGGCCAGATTGGAAGCGTAACAGCGGGCCAGATCACGGGTCAACTGTCCGCCTCACAAATCGCGGCGGTCAACGCGTCCTCGATCACCGGCCAGATCGCGAGTACGCAGATCGCCACGATTACGGCGGGCCAGATCACGGGTTCGATTCAGGCGAACCAGATCGCGGCGGTGAACGCCTCGGTCATCGCGGGCCAGATCGCCGCATCACAGATTGCCAGCGTGAACGCGACCGCGATTCAAGGCGCGATCACGGCGGGCCAGATCGCCAGTGTTACGGCGGGCCAGATCACCGGCCAGATCACGGGTTCTCAGATCGCGAGTATCTCGGCGGGCCAGATCACGGGGTCGATTTCCTCGGGCCAGATCGGCAGCATTAACGCGGCGACAATCACTATCGGCCAGCTGAACGATACGCAGATTTCCGGCATGAGTGGCGCGAAACTGTCGGTCGGCTCGATCGCGTCCGACAAGTTCAACGGGTACTCTATCGACGTTGGCGGCTTGGGGAACATGCCGGGTCGAATCCGCGTGTACGACGCCACCAAGGTCGTCGGCCAGATTGGCGTGTTGACCGAGGTCGGCTACGCGGCGTACGGCGGTTGGTTCCTGGT